AACAGCATCAAACCCATCACCAGCACCACCCTTAATATATGCTTGTGGCCTTAATACTGCCACTTCATCTGCCATAACACCAATTTGCACAGGACCACCAGACTTATAACGGTAACTATAAACAGTCAACCCATCGTGGAAAGCGCCAAGCGGTTTTATGTTTGTCTTTAAGCGACGATCAGATGCTTTTGTTCCGGGATTTAAAAGACTACTTGTTCCAATTGCGGCAACCAGAGCTTCTAAATTTGGACTAATACCTGTTGCAGACGCAGAAGATGGAAGCCCTCCTAAAATCTGGCTCATGTAACCAGCTTCTCTAAATGGGTCGAGGTACATATCGCGCTGTTGTTGGTATTCAAATGTACGTTGCGCTTCAGCAGAACGAGCGGCTTCTCTTGCTTGTTCAAACGCAAGTCGAGCTGCTTCTTGATCCCCTCTAGCTGCCGCTTCTTCGGCACGTTGCTGCAAGTCATTAGCACGTTGCTGGAAATCAGCAGAAGTTCTAGCAACATCTAAACCAAAAGTAGATCCGTACTGCTTAGATTGTTCAGTAGCTTTAGCTGCGTCAAGCCCAAGTCTAGCGGCTGTCTCCGCAGTAGAAAGCGATTGCCGCCCTGCTTCTTGTTTGGCAAGTTCAGTAGCCTTAGCTGCGTCGAGTCCAAGCGTAGCAGCAATTTCAGCAGCACGAGCTTCAAGATTAGCCCCAAATTGCTTAGACTGTTCTTTAATTCTTTCAGCTTCTATCCCACGACCTTGTTCAGCTTCAAAAGCTTTTAGTGCAGTGTCATAGGCTTCTTTCTGACCTTTACCGTAAATATCGCCTACTTGCGTTGCTAAGTTTCGACCGATTGATTGTTCGGCAAGAAGACGGCCCGTACCACCAAAAGCCCCAGACTGAGCAAACTTTGCATTTTGTGCTTGCTGCATTAACGTAGCTTGTCGCTTAGCTTCTCTTACTGCCGGATCAACAACTCCCGACATATAAGGGTTCATAAGACGATCTCGCGCCGCTTCGTCAAAAGTTCCTGTAGTAAATGTAGAAGTTTGATACGCGTCAGGTTTAGTATAAGTTGAGCTTAAGGTGTTAGCAGTGTAAATATCAGCGGGTTCTGTATAACCAGAAGTAAAAATTGTAGGTGAATAGGAAGTCGGCGCAGTAAACGTAGAACTTGGCAAGCCAGCATTACCTGATGCTCCACCACTAACTGTATCAGCCCCGCTACCCCCAACAACCGCACCTGTTTGATATTTATCTTCAGGTGGTACTAACGAAGCAATACCACCACTAGCGTAAGATTTAGGTGCGCCGGGAGCAAACGAAAAGTCATAAGGCGTAAACTTAGTTGTCTCTCTAAGGTTTCTTAACCTATTTAATTCGGCTGCGGTGTCCTGCCCATAATTAACACCAAACTCCATTGGCTTATATCCAGGGGCGTTACGTGCAGCCATAAGCGCAGACACACGCCCAAGCATTTGTCCTACAAAAGGAACGTAAGGTTCACGCAATCCAGTATTTTCGCCAGCAAAATCGTATCCTGTAGCTCCTTCTAAGTAGCCACTTTCGTTGATTGTGTCGTTGCCTTTACCCCCAGTAATTGTGTCGTTACCTTTACCACCAACAACATCGCCTCCACCGCCAGGAATAATACTTTGGAATTGGGGAGACGCTCTAAGGGCAGCTATATAAGCATCACGAGCTTCAGCAGTTTCAAATGGAATGTTTTCGTAATAATAAGCTTTGGTAGGATCTTTGATTGCAGTAGTAATTGGCTTTTCACCACCAACTCGCCCCGCAAAATCAGTGCCGCCTAAAGCCTGAGCAATTGTGTTGCGATCAAAGTCACCTTGACCCCTAAAGGCTGCTTCAAGAATATCAGGCACTCGCTCCATAGGAATACCATAGGTAGCAGCAACTCTGAAGATTTCTAATGATTCTTTATCACTAATTCCTGTGCCAGATTGATATGCTTCAGCAGCGAGCTGCCGAAGTTCTTTAAGCATTTCAGGATTTAAAAGTGCTGGATTTGCCATGATTACCTCGGCATAAATTTGTCAGGGTTAATCTGCTTGCCCTGTTTGGGGTTGCCCGTTCGTGCGGCACGAATATCATCCATCATTTTGTAAAGGCGTTTCGCACCAGCGTTGGAATTTCCATTACCAAGATGACTAACAACATCAGCAGGAATAACAAACTCGCCATCGCTAAGTGCAGCAGGTCGCCTACCATCGATGTTTGCTGGAACTTTGTCTGCCATGCCATCTGAGTGTCCGTCGAGGTATCGTGGCGGTAATGCACGTCCCCCTTTCGCCATATCCAGTGACCCAATTCCACCTCCCATAGCTTTTTTAAAGGCAAATCCACCGGATGGAGTGCGTATAGCTCGCTCGGCATAACCACCTTTTGACGTAGCCCCTCTTGCTTCTTTACGCGCAGCTTGAGCGTCATCTCTTGCCATTTTTGCTATTGCGAGCATGGCGGCATATTTAGCCGCATCTGTACCAGAGATTCCTGTCCCTAAAATTCCTTTTTCATCGCTACCTGCACCAATACCTAATTTTTCTAAAAATGTTTGTGGGCGTGTTCCACCAGTTTTCGTACCAAAAGGGTTGCCCGACATAACTCCACCGGGGGCGACATCAACCTCCGCTTGCTTTGATAAATCTTTCATCTCCGCATCGGTTGGAAACCCCTGAAGAATATTAGCTGCATCAGGATATACTTTGGCAAATTCTGCCATTAACTCAGAATCATTAAGTAGCGCCTGTAATGAATCAGGAGTAAGCCCAACATTACCTATATCTCCAGCAAAGCCAGAACCTAATTCGCTAAAATCAATTGTTGATAAAAGGTCAGGAGAAAAATCAATTTCCGCCGCTCCAACAGGAGGATTAGATAAATTAAACTCAGTATCTTCTGCGCTCATTATGGTCCTCCCGGCTTACGCCGCGCTGCAATTAGCGGGGCAGCAAAATTTAAAAACTTCATCATAGCGGCTTGCTGTTTAGGCTCAAACCCCGCAGCTTGCCCAGCTTGGTTCAATCCATAGTTAATCGCAGCACCTTTGGCTGCTTGCCCAAGATCAAAAGGCCGACCCGTAGCAGCAGAAGTAAGTGCAGAAGTTGCCAACGATTTAGCAGGTGTATATAACGAACCAAGCCCTTTATCCAGCCCTGACATTGCGCCAAGCTCACCTACCCCTGCGCCTATACCGCCAGAGATTGCGCCGGACTTAAAACCTTTAGAAAAGTCACCACCTAACCCTTTTGATATAGCCCCCTGCACAACCCCAGACGCTAGAGCATTAGCACCAATATTTGCAGCTACCTGCGGTATGCCAAGAGAAGCTATGCCACTTGCAAGTGACCCCGTAACATTACCTAAAAAAGCTCCAGCCCCACCAAAAGGTAGCGAAAGAATAGCCCCAATTTTTAAGGCATTGGCTACATTCTTAGCATCAGGGTGTTCGCCTTTGTAATACGCAGGATCCAACAGGTATAAGTTTATCGCCTTGAGGGATGTAAGCTTGCGCCATACGCTCGCGGCTTTCCCCACCCGTTTTACCGCCCATGTACAAAATAACATTGCCAGAGTTAAGTTCTTCTGGCGTAAGGGAATCTAGCTCTACCTCAACAGGATTGCCCTTATCGTCCTTTTTGTAAGCTTTAGTAAACGTAGACTTATGCCCTAACTGCTCACCAAACTTTTCCCGCATCAGATCGCTAGCGGTTTTTGCTCTTTCTTCCTGCCCTACTACGTTACTTAATTCCTCTCCAGTACCATAAATATCAACGTTTTTCTTACCAAAATCTTTCAGCCCTGCAAACGGGTTAGTAAGTGTTTCTCCCGCAGTCCAACCCGTGTCAGACTTTGCACCTTTGGGCGTTGTACCGTATTGCGTAGCTCGGCCTGACAAATACTTATCCAACGCCTGCTGTTGCTGAAAACTCTGCAACTTGGCAAGGGCAGCTTGCTGCTCAGGAGTCAAGGTTTTAGCGGAAGTGGTCATGGTGTTACAGTTCCAACTGCTCCAGTGGCAGATACACCCGTCAGTCCTACATATAAGACATTACTTACAGCCGTAGTCGATGCTGACACGAATGATACTGTGAGAATGACTGAAGGTATAGGGGGGCGGGTAGGAGAAGTGCTCGCACCATAGTATTGAATGTAAGCATCAACATGGCTAGTACACCAATACAATTCCACGTAATCATTAGTTTTTACTTCGACAAACAGGTTGACTGTACCTACGGTATGTGAAGGAATCCCTACATTTTTTCTAGGTTGCATCCCAAAACGTGTATTGGAATCAGGAATATTCGTACCGTTCTTGGCAAACCAAATGTCGATGTCCTGCTCGGCGTTGTCGTAATTGGCGAGTTGAAAGCTGTATTGAACATTGTAAGTTCCACCGTACGAAAACGTGACTTTGGTATCGTCAACAACCCGAACGCCGTTTGTATATGAAGTGCTACTGAGCCGTACAGGGTAGGCTACGGTGGTGGATACGGCAACTTGGCTCCCAACATCGTAAAACGATCCATGCGGGAAGTCTAAAAACCTTCCTCCAAAAGCATTAAAAACCGACGACAAATTAGTGTTGAGCCGGTTAAAGTACAGACGTAAAACATTGTTATTTTGGTCGTGATAACGAAAGTCGTAATTAGGCGGCGCAAGAGGTAAGCTTGGAGGCTTTGGTTGTTTAATAACGCTCATCGTCTGCCATCCGGCCTAATGTCGATTCGAGGTGCGCCAAGCTGCCAAGTTGTACCCAAACCATCTGACAAAATTTCAATGATCATCTGCCGCCCACGGATGCGGGTATAAATAATGTTAGTAAATTGCTCAATCGTAACTGTCGATGTACGCGCAACAGCTTTGGCAGCTTCGGTGTTAAACCCAGACCCCGAACCGTTCATGCCGTACATCGTCATAGTGACTTGCGGGGTGTCCGCAGTTGAGCCTTGAAATGTCAGATCTGGCACCATGCGCCAAATAAAGCCAAACTTATCACCATCATCAATATCAAACTCGGCTGACTCTATGTAAGCAACAATTGGAGTGGGTGTGGCCGTTTCGTTGTCGTCGATACCTTCTTCATGGTTAACAAGGTTATAGCTGTAGGTAGCTGCAACAGGGTAATCCCTTAAGCCAGAGTCAATCCATGCGGTACGTGCCATCGTGCCGTAGTACCAAACATCTTCTACGTAGTTGTACACAACGTATGAATCGACCGTGAGCGACCCTGCTGAGCAGTAAAACCACCAAACTTCATTGAACCCTTCGTTTGTCCCAGAGAAAACTTGAGCAAACTGCTCCATATTGATGTTGCTAAAAATATGCCTACGAAGATCACAACGTAGCGTCTGCACACGACCGTCGTAAACATAAAATTTATCAACACCCATCCAAAACACTCGACCCGATCCAACAGAAGCGGCACCTTGACTTATGATGGAAATGTTGTCGCCAAGCAGTTGCGAAGACCAAATAACAGGAGGTCCGACATATTGAAGTGAATAAATAGATGAATCAGTAAACACCACAATTTCTTGGCGTGTTTGCAGTGCGGTAACAATCTCGGAACCGTGAGAAAGAACTAAAGACCTAGACTGACTTAGCTCACCCGGATACCAGTCAACCACTGACTCTTGGTTTGACCAACGAATCAACATTGGATTTAAGGTTGTGTCGCCGTATTCAGTTGTACCAAACAGTAATACAAAACGTGACGTATCAGACACAAGAATATAGTTCTGCTTAGTTGGCACATCTTCTAAGAGGCTAATACTTTGCGTGCCTGACTGTGAACCTGTTGTGTCAATTAACGCACCTGTAGCGGTGGCAGAAAGGTTTGCTACCACCCCATCAACATTACGCAAATAATAAGTTGTTCCTGTGGACAACCCAGTCGGCAGTGAACCTGTAGTGGCAAGCTGTATGGCAGTGCCTTCAGCAAGAACATTGGACAGCGTAATTTCGCAAGGGCTAGCAATAGTTAGCGTTACCGTACCACCAAGTGTATTAACATTAACCCCCCGTGTAGTAACGCTGTTTGTGGCATCCCAATAATAAAGAGCACCCCCACGAGGGCCAAAAACTAAATCTTCACCCCAATTGCTAGCAGACCATAAACGGATGCTCGTACTGCTACTTAAACCATTCCCCCAAGATCCATACCCCCAAGGCCCAGCGCCCCAACCGTAGTAAGGTTCTACTATGGCGGGGCCAACATTTATTTGAAACGCCGCAGAAACACTCGCCCCACCATAAGACCCAGCAGCAATTACACTACCGGCAGTTATTGTAAAAGTTGTAGTCGAAGGTGTATTAACAACCTGAAATTCGGCGTTGAAAATTGTATTGTATGTACCAGTAGCACCTGAAAAGGTTACAAAATCACCAACAAGAGCATTATGCGCTAATGATGTGGTT